CGCAGCGGCTCGGTATCGGTGACGCCGACACGATGCTGGCGCAGGGTGCAATCCATGGCGCCGGGCCGGCTTCTCAGCGCTCACTCGCGCGCCAGGTCGGCGCAGGCATCCTGTCCGAGGGCGTGCTCGAAGAGCTGCCGCAGTCGATGTCCGAGCAGGCGCTGCAGAACCTCGCGCTGGACAAGCCCGTCGGAGAAGGTGTCGGCAAGGCCGCCGCCGCCGGGTTGCTCGCAGGCGGTGCCATGGGCGGCGGTGCCGCGCTGTTGCACGGCGCGACTGGTCAGCATGCCCCGAATCGGGCGGAGCCCGGTAGCGCGGAGCGCGTGCCCGGCGAGCAGCTCTCGCTGTTGCCGGTGGACGAAGCTCCGGCAGCCGCGGCGGCGAACGAGCTGCCCGCCGTTGCGGGCGGCCTGGCCAGCGTGCAGCGCACCTTCGATCCGCGCGACCCGGCCAGCCGGCCGCCGCTGGATGTGATGCCCACGGCCCCCACCGATGGAGTGGAGTTCGAGGCGGCGCCACAGGGCGCACGCGAGTTCAGCACGGGCAACCTTTCGCTCGCTGATGAAGCGCAGCCCGTGCGCCCCTCCGAAAAGATGGGGCTGGACCCTGCTGCAGGCCCGCTGTCCACTGCCGCCGCGATGGCGGTGGATGGTGGCGCGCACGACGTGATGAACGCGGCCGCTCAACTCGCCGCTCAGACCGAAGCCGCCGACGGCAAGGGCACGAAGCCGGCAGCAGCTTCTCCGGCACCCGCCAGTGTGCCGATGGCGAACGTCAACGCCGAAACCGGCGAGATCTCCGGACAACCGCAAGACCGAGAGGCCGAACTGCGGGCACGCCTGGAGTTCGTGCGCCAACAGGCCGCGTCGAACGGCTGGGACCAGCGCCTGATCGCCGAGCGCGACAGCGCGCGAGCTGAACTGGCCGCACTTGCGCCCGCTGCCGCAGCGCCGACCAGCGTGCAGGAGGGCATCGCTCAAGCGCGCGCCCGCCGCGCAGCGCCCGAATCCGCACCGCAACCCAAAGGAGAAGCCCTTGGCACTCAAGCCGACCAAGCCCAGCAAGCAGGCACGCAACAAGCGCCGGCAGGAACAGAAGCGCCAGCAGCTGAGCCAATCGCGTCCGCCACAACGCTGACGCCCGCGCCGGCAGCACCGGCTGTATCGAACGCGAAGCGCGAGAAGGCGGTGCGCCGCGTGGAAGAAGGGCGCGCATGGTTCTTGTCCCGCGACAAGGCGCTGTCCTTCGTGGACACGTCGGGCCTCGCGGACACGCACGAAGTGGTGCCGGACAACCGCCGTTTCGTTGTGCAGGCCAAGGCCGAACAGCCGGCACAGGATGCGCAGCCGCAAACCGCTGCGCCGGCCGATCAGCTGGCGGACTTGCGCCGCCGACGCGCCGAGGCCGAGCCGGGCACGCCCCTGCGCCGCGACATCGATAACGACATCGCGGCGTTGGAGCGCGAACAGCAGCAAGCAGTTCGCCGGCCTGAAGCGGTAGCGCCGGTGGATGCTGCGGCGAACGAAGCCGCCACCAGCCCGCAGAACGACCTGCCCGAGCCTAGTCAGGCCCAGAAAGAGGCGGGCAACTACAAGATGGGCCACCTGTCCGGTGACGAGGTACAGGGCCTGCGCATCAGCGTGGAGAACCCGCACGGCAGCACGCGCAGCGGCACCTCGCCGGACGGGACCGAGTGGAGCAACACGATGGCCGCACACTACGGCTACGTGAAGGGCTCCGAGGCAGCAGACGGCGACCACGTGGATGTGTTCGTCGGGCCGGCAGCCGCGACAGCACCGACGGTCTACGTGGTGGACCAGATCAACGCGGATGGCTCCTACGACGAGGCCAAGGCGCTGATGGGGTTCAACAGCGAAGCCGAGGCCTTGGCCGCCTACAAGGGGAGCTACAACAAGGGCTGGAAGGTCGGTCCGGTCACCGCGATGTCGATGGACGACTTCAAGGCTGCGCTCGCGGACGGGCGCCTGAAGAAGCCGCTCTCGCCCACATTGAGCGAGCCCGTGCGCGAATCCTCGCCCGCTCCAGCAGCGCAGCGCGCTACGACGATGGAGACGGCGCGCACCGCGCTGGCTTCGTACTTCGATTGGTATCTCAGCCGCAATCCGAAGGCATCCCGCCCGATGGGCGGGATCTATCAGGGCAACAGCTTCACGCTCGACGCCGGCGGCGCGCCATTCACGAAGGCGGGCCAGGTACAGGTGAACGGCTTTAAGGAACTGACCTTCAACTACACGGCCGCGTGGAAAGAGGCTCAGTCGCGCGCCGCCGCAGCAGCGCCGGCCGCCGCCCCGATTGCTGCTACCAAAGCAGGAGACGAAAATGGACGAAATGCAGGAACTGTACCGACCGAACGACTACCCGCCGCCGATCAAGGAAGCGATGCGCGCGATGCCGGCGCTGGCGACCGAGATCGCCAACCGGTGGATGCTCGGGTGGCCGAAGCGGGTGAAGGCGCTGATCGAGGCGAGCGAGTTCCTGCCGGCGCTGAAGGAGCAGGAGGAGGCCGAGCGGAGAGCGTACAGCGACTCCGGGAATCGGCACCTGGCGAGGCACGAGATAGCCGAGCTGTACGGCCTGAGCGACAGTCCGCCGACGCTGTAGCCGACCCGGCGACCGCCGAGGCCTCGCCAAAGCCCGAGCTCGACCAGTCGGGCGACCACACGCTGGATGCCGACGATATCGGCAAGGGTGGGCTCACCAAGAAGTACCGCGACAACATCGCTGCCATCCGCATCCTGAAGGCGCTCGCCAGCGAGAGCCGCAAGGCCACCCCGGAGGAGCGCAAGCAGATCGCGCGCTACGTCGGCTGGGGTGCGCTGAAGGGCGTGTTCGACCCGCAGAACAAGCAGTGGGCCAAGGAATTCGCCGAGCTGCGCGAGTTGTTGACCGATGCCGAGTACAAGGCCGCTCGCGCGTCGATGCTGAACGCGCACTACACGGCGCCGGTGGTGGTCAACGGCATCTACGATGCGCTCGAGCGCATGGGGTTCACCGCTGGCCGCATTCTCGAACCGGCGGTGGGAACCGGCAACTTCTTCGGCCTGATGCCCGCGAGCATGCGCAAGCGCTCGCAGCTGCATGGCGTGGAGCTGGACCCGCTCACCAGCCAGATCGCGGCGGCGCTGTATCCGAGCGCCAAGGTGGCGCGGGCCACCGCGTTCCAGGACTTCCAGGCCCCGTCCGAGTACTTCGACCTGGCGGTGGGCAATCCGCCATTCGGCTCGGAGCCCATCGTCGATGACGACCGCTCGCCGTATTCGGGTTTCTCGATCCACAACTACTTCTTCGCCAAGAGCATCGACAAGCTGCGCCCCGGTGGCCTGCTGACGATGGTGGTGTCGCACAACTTCCTTGACGCCAAGAACGAAGCAGCACGGCAGTGGATCGCCGATCGGGCCAACCTGGTGGCAGCGGTCCGGCTGCCGCGAACCGTGTTCAAGGAGAACGCCGGCACCGACGTGGTGACCGACATCGTGGTGCTCCAGAAGAAAACGGAATCCGAGCGCGCGAGCGGATTGGGCGATGCGGCGTGGGTGAAGGCCGGCCAGCAGACCCTGACCAACCCGAAGACCGGCGAGGCGACGCAGCACAACGTCAGCAGCTACTTCCTGACCAATCCCGATGCGGTGCTGGGCACGCCGGCGGCGGCCGGCGGGATGTATCGCCTGGGCGAGTACACCGTGGAGCCCTCCGGCGATCTGGCGCAACAGCTGAAGGCATGGGCCACCGCGCTCCCGGAAGACCTCTATCAGCCTGTGGAGCGCACGCACGAGCAGGAAGCTGCCGACGTGGTGGTGCCTGACGGTGTGAAGGTTGGTTCGTTCTACGTGGACGACAGCGGCCGCGTGCAGATGCGCGGCCCGGATTCGCTGGGCAATCGAACGGCAGAGCCGTGGACGCCGCCCAACGCGAAGGCTGCCGAGCGCATGAAGGGGATGGTTGGCCTGCGCGACGCGCTGCGAGCACAGATGCGCCTGGAGCGCTCCCCGGACTCTACCGACGGACAGATCGAGCAGCACCGCCGCGAGTTGAATCGCCTCTATGACGGGTTCCAGAGCAAGTACGGCTACCTGAACGACCCGACCAACCGCCGCATCTTCCTGGACGACACCGAGTCGGCCCTGGTGCTGGCGCTGGAGTTCGACTACGACCGTGGCGTGAGCAAGGCGGTGGCCGAGCGCGAGGACATCGAGCCGCGTGCGCCCAAGGCAATCAAGGCCGACATCTTCGCGCGGCGCGTGATGTTCCCGCCCGCGGACAACATCAAGGTGAGCAACGCCAAGGACGCGCTGCTGGCCAGCCTGAACTACAAGGGCCGGCTGGATGCCGACTACATGGCGACGCTGTACGACAAGTCACCGGCCCAGATCGTGTCGGAACTTGGTGACGTGGTGTATGCCGACCCGGTGAACGGGCTCGTGATGGCCGACGAATATCTGTCGGGCGACGTGAAGACGAAGCTGGCCGAAGCAGAGGCCGCCGCGCGTGACGACCCGGCGCTTCGCCGCAACGTGGAGGCCCTGCGCAAGGTCATTCCGGCCGACAAGCGGCCGAGCGAGATCCACGCGGCCATGGGCGCGGCTTTCATACCGTCGGAACTATTCCAGCAATTCGCCAAGGAAGTGACCGGCGCCGACGCGCGCGTCACCTACCTGCGCGCCACCGGTCAATGGCTGGTGGACTACACGTCCCAGCCCAACCCGGCGCTCAACACGGCGAAGTGGGGCATTGGCAGGATGACCGCGCAGAACATCTTCATGCGCACGATGGCCGGCCAGGGCGTGGTGGTCACGGACACCATCCGCGACCCGAACGGTGGTACCCGCACCGTGGTGCTGGAGAAGGAAACGGAGGCCGCGCGCGAGAAGCAGGCCGCGATGAAGGCCGAATGGCAGCGCTGGCTGTGGAGCGACCCTGAGCGCGCCGACCGTGTGGCGGGCATCTACAACGACAAGATGAACCGCATCGTGGTGCGGCGCTTCGATGGCTCGCATATGACCTTCCCGGGCATGTCGCCCGCGATGGAGTTGCTGCCGCACCAGAAAGATGCCGTATGGCGCGCGCTTCAGCAGCGCCAGATCCTGCTGGATCACGTCGTCGGTGCTGGCAAGACCTTCGAGGTTGTGGCTGCCATCATGGAAATGCGCCGGCTGGGCATTGCGCGCAAGCCGATCGTCACGGTGCCCAACCACCTCACCCTGCAGTGGCGCAGCGAGTTCTCGCGCCTCTACCCGGCGGCCAACGTGCTGGCGGCCACGCCCGACGACTTCACCAAGGGCAATCGGGAGAAGTTCTTCTCCAAGATCGTCACCGGCGACTGGGATGCCGTCATCATCGGCCATTCCAGCCTGAAGAGGATCGCGCTGCCGGCCGAGACAGAAAAGGCCGTGCTGGAAGAGCAGATTACCGAGTTGGCCGACAGCATCGGCGAAATGAAGCGCGCCCGCGGCGACCGGAATGTCGTGCGCGACATGGAGAGCATCAAGGCCCGTCTGGAAGCCCGCATGAAGCAGCGCGTGCAAGCCCTTGGCGAGCGCGACAAGGTAGTGACCTTCGACGAGCTCGGCGTCGATGCTTTCGCCATCGACGAGCTGCACGAGTTCAAGAACCTCTTCTACAACTCCACCATGGAGCGCGTGCCCGGCATGGGCAACCCCGGCGGCTCGGACAAGGCGTTCGACCTGTTCGTGAAGGCGCAGTACCTCTTCGACGCGCTGGGGGACAAGGCGCCGCTGATGGGCGCGACCGGCACGCCGGTTTCCAACAGCCTGGTGGAAATGTTCAATATGCAGCGGTTCCTGCAGTACCCGACGCTGAAGGCGCAGGGCCTGCACGTCTTCGACGCCTGGGCCAAGCAGTTCGGCAGCGTGGAATCGCTGTACGAGGTGTCGCCGTCTGGGACCGGCTACCGCCAGGCCTCGCGCTTCGCCAAGTTCAAGAACCTGCCGGCGCTGATGGGCATGTACCAGACCTTCGCCGACACGGTGACGCTGGACGATCTGAAGGCGCAAGAGGAAGCCCGAGGCCGCACATTCCCGGTGCCGCAGGTGGCCGGCGGCCGCCCGGTGAACGTGGTGGCGAAGCGCTCGCCGGAGGTGGCCAACTTCATGGGCGTGCCGCAACTGGACATCCAGGGCGGGCGAGTGCAGTTCGGGTTCAACCCGGCCGCTGGGGAGCGCGCAGTTATCGAGAAGGCCGAGGACGGCAACAGCTGGCGCGCCGAAACCCGCGTGCCGCAGCCCGACGAGAAGGAGATTCGGCAGCTGATCGGCTCGGCCAAGACCGAAGAGGATGCCAAGCTGCTGGTGGTCGAAGCCGCCCTGTCGCCCAAGATCAAGGTGGACCCGAAGTCGATCCTCGGCCAGTTCGCCGACCTGAAGCGGCTGACGAAGGAAACGAAGGGGAAGGTCAACGCGCTGTCGCTGACCGGCCAAGCCAACAAGGCGGGCTTGGACTTCCGCCTGATCGACCCGTCGGCGCCCGACTTCGAGGGCTCGAAGATCAATCTCGCCGTCGACCGCATGCTGGGCACCTACCAGAAGTGGACCAGCGACCGAGGAACGCAACTGGTCTTCTGCGACCTGTCCGTGCCCCTCTCGGCACGCAGCGGCTTCGGCAGCAAGGAGCGGCGCGTGTACGTGCGAGACGACGGCGCCCTGGTGCACAAGAAGGGCACCATGCACACGGTTCGCGGCCACGAAGACTTGCCGTTCTTCGTGGTGAAGGAGGGCGGCAAGGACGCCAAGGCCTTCGCCATCTACGACGCCGCCACGGGCTTGCGCGTGCACACCGGCCTGCCGGCCAAGGGCATTGCGACCGACTGGGCGGCGCAGGCCCTGAACGACGACGGCCGCCGCCAGCGCTGGATCGACGCCCGCGACCGCATCGGCGACCTCCAGCAGGACGAGATCGACGACTACAACAACGCCAACGAGATCGACACCGAGGAAACCGAATCGATCTCGCTGGCCGACATCGCAGGCATGTCGGGAGCCACCGCGTTCTCGGTGTACGACGACATCAAGGGCAAGTTGATGGCGCGCGGCGTGCCGGAGCGCGAAATCGCCTTCATCCACGACTACAACACGCCCGCAGCGAAGGACAAGCTGTTCAAGGCGGTGAATCGGGGCGACATCCGCTTCCTGCTGGGCTCCACGCCGAAGATGGGCGCCGGCACCAACGTGCAGGAGCGCCTGGTCGGGCTGCATCACATCGACGCGCCCTGGCGCCCGAGCGACCTGGAGCAACGCGAGGGCCGCATCATCCGCCGCGGCAATGCGCTCTATGCTCGTGACCCGGATGGTTTCGAGGTGGAAATCTACCGCTACGCCACCGAGCAGACCTACGACACCCGCCGGTGGCAGATCCTGGAGCACAAGGCTCGCGGCATCGAGCAGCTGCGTAAGTACGACGGCACCCTCAACGAGATCGACGACATCGAGGGGGAGGCCGCCAACGCGGCCGACATGAAGGCCGCCGCCTCGGGCGACCCGCTCATCCTGGAAGAAACACGGCTACGCAACGATGTGCGCCGCCTCGAATCACTGCAAGCCTCCCACGCGGACGAAACGGCTTCGATGGTGCGCCAGGCGCGCGACCAACAACGCTTCGCGCAAGACTGGGGCCCGAAGGAGCTGGAAACGTTCCGAGGTCTGCAGGCTGCCGCCGAGGCCAACCCGGTGCCCAAGGATGGCTTCGCTGGCCTGACCGTTGCCGGGAAGACGATCACCGACCGCGAAGCGGCTATCAAGGCCGTCAAGCGGGGCATCGATCGTGTGTTCGTAAGCGGCGGGCAGGAGGAGTTCCAGTACCGAGGCGTGACCTTCATGCTGGAAGGCACGCCCGACCACGTGGAGCTCAATTCGCCCACCGGTGGGCTGGATTCCTATCGGCCGGCCAGGGACGTGCTGCCGTCGGCGGCGGGCATCCTGACCCGCTTCGGCAACTACATCAACCGTCTCCCGGCGCACATCGTCGACCTCGATGCGAAGATCACGGAAGCGAAGCAGGCGGCAGTGCAATTGCGCGAGCAGGCCGGCAAGCCATTCGCCCAGGCGAAGGAGCTGGAGTCAGCACGCGAGGCACATCGCCGGGTGCAGCGCCGGCTCGTGGCGAAGGGGCCGGACATCCCGCTGAACCAGCGACCCGCCCTGCAGAAGGCCATGGCCGAGCAGCGCCAGCAGCTCATCGAGCAGGGGTTCGGGGATACGCTCGAGGAGTTCGGCGGTGGCGCCGACGATGCGCAGTTCCGCCGGGACGGGACCGAAATGCTGTCGCCCGAGGCAGCCAGAGCCATGCGGGCGCTCCTGCCTAACTACTCGCCGCAGGCTCGCGCACAGGCTGTAGCGTCTGTGACCAAGACGGTGGAGGCGATCCGCGCAGGCTGGGGCAACGGGCCCGAGGTGATCGTGGCGTTCGACATGGGTGACCCGGTTGTGCCCGAGGCGGCCCGCCGCGCGGACCTGAAGCAGCGCAGCGGCGGCGCACGGGGCGCTCCCGAGGGCTTCTACTACCGTGGCAAGGCCTACTTGATGGCCTCGCGGCTGCCCACGGCCAACGATGCGGCGCGCGTGCTCTTTCACGAAGTACTCGGCCACCACGGGCTGCGCGGCCAGTTCGGCAAGGGGCTGGACGACGTGCTGAACCAGATCGGCACCATGCGCCGCGCTGACGTGGACGCGAAGATCAAGGAATACGGGCTGCGCGGCGTCAACAAGCTCGACCGGCGCGCCGCGGCGGAGGAAGTCCTGGCCGAAATGGCGCAGACACACCCCGAGCTGCACTTCGTGCGCCGCGCCATCGCCGCGATCCGCACCTGGCTGCGCCAGCACGTGCCGGGTTTCAGCAACCTGCGGATGACGGACGACGAGATCGTGCGCAACTTCATCCTGCCGGCTCGGCGCTTCGTTGAGCAGGGCGGCCCGGACGACGGGCCCGGCGACGGGCTGCGCTTCAGCCGTGGTGACGCAGGCCCCGCCTCGACCAACAGCCTCGATACCCCCATCGCCGCCAACGACGAAGGTGTAGCGAACTTCTGGCACTGGTACAGTGGGCAGGATGGAAGCCTCAAAGACACCCGAAGCAGCACGCAAGGATCTGGAGGAACTGCTGGCGGAGCTGCCGCCGGTGGGCCCGGCCGAGATGGCGGCGCACCTGGGCGACTCGGACCCGTTGATGCGCAAGGCCGCCCGCTCGTATTTTTCCACGGCACGCGAGACGACTTCACCGCGTTCGATACCGAGCACCCAAACCGAAAAGACGTAGGCTGGCTCGGCCGCGGCGTCTACGGTGCGAGCGACCCGGCGGACGCCAACTACTATGCCGGCGCCAAGCGCGGAGGCGGTGGGCAGCGCGTCATGCCGCTGTATTTCGCGGTCACGAACCCCTACGTTGCCACGCCGGAGATCAAGGCCCGGCTGAAGCGGGCCACGCAGGCCCAGGTCGATCGCTTCACGGCGAACCTGCGCGCGATGGGGCATGACGGCGTGACGCTCACTGTCGAAGATGGCTCGGTGGAGATCGTCGCGTTCGATCCCAGCCAGGTGAAATCGGCCATCGGCAACAGTGGGGCATTCGACGCTGGCACCTCGGACATCCGGTTCAGCCGATCCACGGTGCAGGACTTCGCCAAGAAGGCCACCGCCGAGCTCAATAAGACTTTCAATGCGCCCGGCAAGTTGTCTTGGTGGCACAAGACCGTGGGCACCATGTACAACCTCGCGGAGCGTTCGCCAGCCTTCAAGGCGGTGTTCGACTCAGCGCAAGGGTTCGTCGACGACGTGAGCTTCTACGCCAACGACGCGGCCGAACTGGCGCCCAAGCTGCTGCCGAAGCTGGAGACGTGGCGCGATATCAAGAAAGCGCCGGTGGCCGCGGCCGACAACGCCGCAGTGGCGAAGCCGGTCTTCGAAGGCACGCTGACCTGGGCGCGAGACGAACAGGGCATGCCGGTACCGGTGCAGTCGCTCATCGACGCGGCGGCCGAGCTGTCGGCCGACCAGAAGGCGCAGCGCCTGCTGCGAAACGGGCAGATCGACGAGCGCATGCTGAAGGCATGGCAGGGCATGCCAATGGAATCCTATGAGAAGGCCATCAGCACGCGCTTCGAGTCGCGCATGCTGCAGCCGGGCGTCGTCTGGACCGATGCGGAGCTGCGCTCCATGTTCAAGCTCACGGACGACCAGATCGCGCTCTACCACGAGTTCCGCGAGACGACCGACCGAAGCCTGGACACGATGGCACGCGCCGACATGCTGCGTTTCGTGGGCGACGATGCCAAGGGCATGCGTGGCATGGTGATGGATGCGCCGGACGCCCAAGCGGCGGCCGTGCTGCTGCGCGATCACCTGGTGCAGTTGGCCAACGAGCAGCCTGACCGCGCGACTCAGATCCTGAACACCGCCAACGGCATCATCGACCGAGCCGACAAGGTGCGCGAGCTGCAGGCCCGCGGGTATGCGCCGCTGTCGCGCTTCGGCCGCTACTCGGTCGACGTGGTGGACGCTGCCGGGGAGCGGCAGTACTTCGGCCTGTTCGAGACGGCGCGCGAGGCCAACAACATGGCCGCCCAGATGCGGGAAGAGTTCGGCGATGCCACCGTCACCCAAGGCACGCTCTCGGAGGAGGCCTTCAAGCTCTTCGCTGGCGTGACGCCCGAGACGCTGGAACTCTTCGGCAATGCCCTTGGCCTCGATTCGACCGGCGAAAGCGCGCAGGACCAGGCTTTCCAGGAATACCTGCGGCTGACGAAGACCAACCGCAGCGCAATGCGGCGGCTGATCCATCGCAAGGGCATCGCCGGTTTCAGCGAAGACGTGGGCCGCGTGCTGGCTTCCTTCATCTACTCGAACGCGCGCCAGACGGCCGCCGGCCTGCACATGGGCGACCTCGGCGAGGCGGTGCAGGCCATCCCGAAGGAACAGGGCGAGCTGAAAGATGCCGCCGTGCGCCTGGCCGACTATGTGAAGAACCCGCAGGAGGAGGCGCAGGCGGTGCGCGGGCTGCTGTTCGCGCAGTACCTGGGCGGCTCGGTCGCGTCGGCGTTCGTGAACATGACCCAGCCTATCGCTGTGACGATGCCGTGGCTGAGCCAGTACGGCGGCGCGCGCGCCGCGGCCGCGCAGATCGGCCGGGCGGCCAAGAACATCGCCACGCGCGGCTTCGAGTACGAACCGGATCTCGCCGCGGCGCTCAAGCGCGCCGAGGACGAGGGCACCGTGAGCCCGCAGGAGGTGCATCAGCTGATGGCGCAGGCGCGCGGCGCGAGCTCCCTGCGCTCCGGCGACGGCACGCGCGGCGGCGAGCTGCGCGCGATGGGCCAGAACGCACTGTCGCGCCTGTCGCTGGCCTGGGGGAAGCTCTTCGGCGCCGCCGAGCAGGTGAACCGCCGCATCACGTTCGTCGCGGCCTACCGCACGGCGAAGGCGCAGGGCATCGATGACCCGGCAGGGTTCGCTCGCAAGGCGATCACCGAAACGCAGTTCCTCTACTCGAAGGCGAACAAGATGGAGTGGGGCAGGGGGGCGATCGGCGGAACGCTGATGACCTTCAAGACCTACTCGGTGGCCTACCTCGAGCTGCTGCACCGCATGTACACGCAGGGCGGGCCCGAGGGCAAGCGCGCCGCGCTGCTGGCGCTGGGCATGCTGATGCTGATGGGCGGCGCCGGCGGCCTGCCGTTCGAGGAAGACCTGGAGGATGCGGTCGACGCGCTGGCGCAGATGCTTGGCTACAACTTCTCGACGAAGAAGGCCCGCCAGGAATTCCTGGAGAGCCTGCTGCCGAAGTCGATCGCGCAGTTCATCGACAAGGGCGTGAGCGGTCTGCCCGGCGCGCCTCTGGACGTGTCGGGCCGCCTTGGCATGGGGAACCTCATCCCCGGCACCGGCCTGCTGCTGGAGAAGACCAGCCACGCGCGCGACCTGCTGGAGATCGCGGGCCCGGCCGGCGACTTCGCCAGCCGCATCCTCTCCGGCGGTCGCAGCATGCTCACCGGCGACGTGGGCGCCGGACTGCTGGAAATGTCGCCCGCAGCGGTGCGCAACGCGGCCAAGGGCGTGGACATGGCCGCGACTGGCATGTACCGGGATGCCAAGGGCTACAAGGTGCTGGACACGAACACGCTGGAGGCGGCCCTCAAGGGCATCGGCTTCCAGCCGAACAGCGTGGCCACCATCCAGGAGGCGAACGGCATCAACCAGGGCGCGAAGGCGTTCTACAACCTGCGTGCGCAGGAGATCCGGGCGCTGTGGGCACAGGGCATCTTCGAGGGCGATCAGCAGAAGGTGCAGGAAGCTCGCGACCAGGTGGCCGCGTGGAACCGGAAGAACCCCGAGCAGCCGATGCTGGTGCGCATCCCCGACGTGATGCGCCGGGTGCGCGAGATGCGCAAGTCCAAGGATGAGCGGATCGCCGATACCGCGCCGCGTGTGATGCGTGCTCAGATGCGGGAGGATCTGGCCCGGGCTCGAGCTTCTGAAGCCTGAATCAGCCGGGGAAGCCGTTGTCGCGGAGCACCTGACGGCCCGGCGTGGTCATGGCCAGATTCCCGTTTTTGTCACGAGCGATCCAACCAGCCATCTCGAAGCCTTGGATCGCTTCCCCAGTGACCTGTCGGGTCTTTTGGTTCCAGTGGTGCAGTGCCTCTATGAGTGGCGAGATTTGTCTCGCAGGGGGTTGGGGTTTGTAGTCCGCAAGATCGGGGAGTTCATCGATCGGTGGCTTGCATCCACGCTGGATATAAATGTGGGGATCGAGGGCGTAATTGCCGCCGGCCGTATCGACAACCTGCACATTGACGATCGTTCCGTCTTTCAGCCTCTGGACGTAGAGGCCGGTGTAGCTGCTGCTCATGCGCTGTCTCCTGTAGGGCTTCCAGTGTCCCACATGGCGGACGCTTTCTGGTTGCGTACCAACCCCCTCTGGGGTTCGACCGTTGGCGCTCAGCTCGGAATCATCTGGGCTCATGCGCAACGAAACCATCGACACCTTGGCCGCCGTGGGCGGAAAAGCAACTGCCACCGGCGTAGGCATGACCAGCGTCGGCTGGTTCCTCTCGAACGAATTCTTCGGGCTGGTCGGCGCATTCGTTGCCGTCGCGGGCCTGCTGGTCGCTTGGTACTACAAGCGTGAGGCAAACCGGCGCCAGGTCGTCGAACATGAGCTGCGCGTTGCTCGCCTTCGCCTTGGCATGCGTTCCGACACCGATCTCGGCGAACTGGGTAGGGACGACTGATGAAGGGCGTGCGCATCGCAGTAGCCGCGCTGACGCTCTCGGCGGCTGGCTTCGCCGCCTGGGTGCAGCACGAAGGCACGGGGCCCATCGCAGTCCGCTCGGATGGCGTCGAGGTGCTGAAGCCCTACATCCCGACCGAGGGCGATGTCCCCACCATCGGCCACGGATCGACGCGCTACGAAGGCGGCACGCGCGTGACGCTCGCTGATCCGCCCATCACGCGCCGTCGCGCTGAAGAGCTCGCGCGCAACCTCAACCGCGTCGAAGAGCGGCGCTTCGCCGCCTCGTTGCCCGGTGTGAGCATGACGCAGGAGGAGTTCGACCTCTACATCGACTTCGTGGGCCAGTACGGGATGTCGAACTGGTCGGGCTCAAGCATGCGGCGTGCTCTGCTCGCCGGCCAGCCGCGGGCCGCCTGCGATGCGCTGCTCAACTGGCGCTTCCAGGCCGGTCGGGACTGCAAGCTGCCACAGAACTGGGGCCCGAAAGGCTGCAAGGGCGTGTGGCTACGACAGCAGGCGCGGCACCAAGCCTGCATTGCTGCGCAGTAGGGGGAAACGATGCTGCCCGACTTCAAGACTCCTCTGCTGTGGGTGCTCGGCCTCGCTCTCGTCGCCACACTGGCCACGGCCGGCATCGAGCGCACGCGCGCAGCTGGTGCTCGCGCTGATGCTACGACCGCGCGCAAGGATCTCGCCGACTACCGTGCTTCGCAGGCCGAATCCGGCCGTCTGGCCGAGCGCGCCGCGCGCACCCAAGAACAGACCTGGCGCGCTCGCGTCGATGGAGTGATTCAAGATGGTCAAAAACAGATTGCCCGTGCTCGGGACGATGCTGGCCGTGCTGGTGCTGCTGAACGCCGGCTGCGCGAACAGCTTGACGCCTATCGCGCCGCCGTCCGCGCAGCCACCACAGCGCCCGCGGCTGCCGGCGGAAGCCCGCCAGCCGAAGCCGCCCTCGATCTGCTCACCGACCTGCTCAGCGGGAGTGGAACGGCTCTTCGGGAGCTGGGGCAGTTCGCTGACGCTGCCCACAGCGCCGGCACCATCTGCGAGCGGTACGCCGACTCCACAGAGCCCTGAGAACTAGCCCCAGCAGCGCTGGGCCTGCACCTACCGCCTTTCGGCAATGGCGCGAGCGACGAGCTGCAGCGCCTCTTCTGCCGTTGAGGCAACCATCACCGAGCGCGCCAGCATGAGGTTCATCGATAGCCCGAAGTCCTCGACGGCCAGGCCATCCGCGTCACGCAGCATGCCTTTGTCATCGCGCTGGGCGCTTGGAACTCGGGCCGCATAGTCGCCAGGCGGCAGGCCGTAGCCGATCACAGGCAGGCCCAGCGCCACGGCCGCGCCCACCTCGAACACTGTTCCTGAATCGGGCTCAGCGCCTCGGAACGGCGCGAGATTTGCCACCACACCGTCGGCAGATCGCAGCATCGCGATGTTGCTGGCGTAGATGCTGTGCGGTGACGTGGTGGGCGTGATCGACTCGTCGAAGGGGGCCAGCGCCTGAAGCCCAATGCGTTCGCACGCGGCCGCGAGCAGGGCGAAGTAATGCGCGGCGTCGGGCCGGAAGACATCGGGGCCGGCCAGGTAGACGCGAGGGCGCGAGGAGGAGCTCATCTGCCAAGTATGCCGCTCGAGCAACGCCAGGGGCAGAATGCCGCCCAACTCATTGAGCACCCATGCCATGGCAAATTTTCCTCGGGCTTTTGTGAAATTCCTGCCGAAGCGTCAGCGTATTGCATGGTCACGTCGCGTGACGAAAGAGGCTTACGAAAAGGATCTTGCTGAAGCCAAAGCCGCAAAGGACTGGAAGCTGGTGCAAGACCTGAAATCGCGACGCATGTTTGAGCTCCGGCTTATCGACGAGGAAGAGGGTGAGTTTCTGACGGGGAAGTTGGTAGCCGAGGCGCACAAATTTGTTGTCCCCCTTCCGTCCAAGAGAACGGAAGCCGGCCAAGAGTCTGAGTTCTGGTACCAGGGGACAGAGACGGGGCAGTGGATACTGACCATCAAGGCGCAACGGGATCTCCGCGATGAAATCCGCCGCGAGAAAAAAGCGCGGCATGAATCGCGATTTCTTTGGACTTCTTGGATCTCGGCGTTGACGGGGTTGCTGGGGGTCGTGACGGGCCTTGTAGCGCTTCTTAAAAAGTGAAGTGACGGGCCTGAACCGCGGGAACGAAGGGCTGGGATGCCACGCCAGAGCGAGGCTGAAAGACTGCTAGAATTCCCACCAACGCAGCCGTAACCCGCATGGATGTTGGTTCGACGCCACAGATTGTGATTCTGGTCGTCGTGGGTTCGAGTCCCATCAGCCACCCCAAAAAATATCTCCTTGCCGCTATTGCGCAATAGCGGCGTTCAAAGGATCTCGACGCCGGGCTTGTCCCGGCGTTGTCATTTCCGGCCGTCGCATCTCCTGTTGCCTGCGCGCCGAAGACTCTTTTTCCATCCTGCCTGCATATAAGACGTCAACCGCGGCGTGCACTTTACGTTGCGAGTTGTTGCACTAATGCAATGCGCCGCCAATTTTTTCGCGTGGTAAGGCACTTGTGGCAAATGTAAACTGAATTAAAATCGCCCCGTTTTCAATTCCAGGAGTCCAACAATGGCTTCGACCCTCGCCGATATCAATTCCCAGATCAAGAAGCATGACGAGCAGATTGCGCAATTGCGCAAGCAGGCCGAAGACCTGCGCAACCAGGAGCGCGCTGGTGTGATCGAGGAGTTGCGCAGGAAGATTGCCGAATATGGTTTGACCGCTTCCGATCTGAAGCTGACCGGCCGCGTGGGCTCCGCCAAGCGCAGCGCAACTGCTGCGCCGGCCAAGGCGGCTGCTAAATATCGCAGCCCGACCGGCGAAACCTGGTCTGGCGGCCGCGGCCGCAAGCCGCGCTGGGTGACCGAGGCATTGGCCGCGGGCAAGTCGCTTTCCGATTACGAGATCAAGTAAGTGCCCTGTTTACCCTGGGCAGGCGCCCAATAAAAAAGCCCGCATGAGCGGGCTTTTTTATTGGGCGTTGGAGATGAAGCGGCGCGGCGCGCTCAGTTCACCATCACCAGTTTTCCTTTGACGCCGCGCGAACCCATGTGGGCGTACGCGGCCTTCAATTCCGCCATCGGCATCGTGCTGTCGATCACCGGTTTGATCTTTCCCTGACCATACCACTGTGCCAATTCCGCCATCATCTGCGCATTGGCCTTGGGCTCGCGTTTCGCGAAATCGCCCCAGAACACGCCGACGAGCGAGGCGCCTTTCAGCAGCATCAGATTCAATGGCAGAGACGGAATCGGGCCCGATGCGAAACCGACGACCAAATAACGGCCGCGCCACCCGATGGAGCGAAACGCGGGCTCCGCAAAATCGCCGCCTACCGGGTCGTAAATGACATCGGGTCCCTTGCCGTCGGTGGCGGCCTTGATGGCGTCGCGAAAACCGTTGGGCAGTGCGTGAGTCGTGTAGTTGATCGTCGCGTCGGCGCCAATGGAGCGGCAGAGCTCGCATTTCTCGTCAGTGGAGGCGGCCGCGATCACCTTGGCTCCGGCGGCCTTGGCGATCTGGATGGCCGCCGTGCCCACGCCGCCCGCCGCCCCGAGCACCAGCACGGTTTCGCCGGCCTTGAGCTGTGCGCGGTCCATCAGCGCGTGCCACGAAGTGGCATAGATCATGATGAAGGCTGCCGCGTCGACATGACCGAAGCCTTCCGGCAGCGGCATGCACAGGGCGGCGGGCGCCAGCGTATGGGTGCCGAAGCCGCCGGTGCCGGAAAGGCAGGCCACGTTCTGTCCCACCTTGAGGTGCGTCACGCCTTCGCCGACCGCCTGCACGACGCCCGCGTACTCGGAGCCGGGCACGAAGGGCAGCGGCGGCTTCATCTGGTATTTGTTCTGCACGATCAGCAGATCGGGGAAATTCAGGCTGGCCGCCTTGATCTCGATGAGCACCTGGCCCGGCCCGGGCGTGGGGGTGGGCAATTCCTTCCAGGTCAGCGCGTCGACGCCAACGGGGTTCTCGCAAAGCCATGCGTGCATGCCAGGGTCTCCTTCAGACAGGTAATGTTGGGGCAATGAAGCGGGCGATGATAGGGGCCGCGGCGGGGTGGCCTTGTCCCTGCTGCGACGCACCCGAAGCCTACAATCCGGTGCATCCAGAAGCACCATGAAGATACTTATTTCCAACGACGACGGCTTCCAGGCGCCGGGCATCGTCGCTCTGCACGACGCACTCAAGGACATCGCTGAAGTCGAGGTGGTCGCACCCGAGCACAACAACAGCGCCAAGTCGAACGCGCTGACCCTGGCGGCGCCGCTCTACGTGCGCGAGGCGCACAACGGTTTCCGCTATGTGACCGGCACGCCGGCCGACTGCGTGCACATCGCGCTCAAGGGCCTGCTCGACTATCGGCCCGACCTGGTGGTTTCCGGCATCAACAATGGTGCAAACATGGGTGACGACACCATCTATTCGGGCACCGTCGGCGCGGCAATGGAGGCCTACCTGTTCGGCATTCCGGCGATTGCCTTCTCGCAGATCGAAAAGGGCTGGGCGCATGTGGATGCCGCGGCCCAGGTGGCGCGGCGTCTGGTGCAGCAGATCGAGCGCGAGCGCATGCTCGAAGGCGGCGCGTTCCTGCTCAACGTGAACGTGCCGAACCTGCCTTTCGAGGAACTTAAGCCTGTCAAGGTCTGCCGGCTCGGCCGGCGCCATGCGGCGGAGAAGGTGATCACCCAGGACAGCCCGCGCGGCGAGACCATGTACTGGATCGCCGGTGCCGGCGGCGCCAAGGACAGCGGCGAAGGCACCGACTTCCACGCCACCGCGGCCGGCCACATCGCGCTGACGCCCTTGCAGATCGACCTGACAGACCACGCCAACCTTGGCCAATGGCGCGAGACGGTGGCCCGTCTCGGCAACTGACATGGCCACGCAGCGGCCCGGTTTCCCCGTTCGCCTGACACCCACCGCCTCGGCCGCCACGCGCGGGCGCATGCCTGCCGCGCCGGTCAAGCCGGTGGTGGCGTCCACGCCCTCGATGGCCTCCGACGCCGTGCGCGCGCGCATGGTGCAGAAGCTGGCGGCGCAGGGTATTTCCGATGCCCGTGTGCTGCGCGCAATGGGCGCCGTGGAGCGGCATCGCTTCGTCGACAGCGCCCTGGTCAACCAGGCCTACGAAGACACCAGCCTGCCGATCGGCCTGGGGCAGACCATTTCCAAGCCCAACGTGGTGGCCCGCATGATCGAGCTGCTGATGGGCGCTCCCGCCCTCGTGGGAAAGCCCGAGGCCAAGCTGGGCCGGGTGCTCGAGATCGGCACGGGCTGCGGCTACCAGGCGGCCGTGCTGAATCACGTGGCGACCGAGGTCTACAGCATCGAGCGCCTGCGCGGCCTGCACGAGCGGGCCCGGGCCAATCTGAGGCACTTCCGGCTCGCGACCGTGCACCTGATATTGGGCGACGGGATGATCGGCTACGCCAAGGGCGCGCCCTATGCCGGCATCATCGCCGCGGCAGGCGGCGAGGCGGTGCCACAGGCATGGATCGAGCAGCTCGCGGTGGGTGGACGCATCGTCGCGCCGACCCATTCCGCGAAGGGTGGCCAGGCCCTCGTCGTCATCGACAAGACCCCCCGCGGACTGGAGCGGCTCATTCTTGAGGCCGTTCACTTTGTCCCCCTAAAATCCGGAATCGCTTGAAGGAATAACAAATGCAGGGTTTTGGCAATCGGAGTTGGTTCGCTGGCGTCACGTTGGCCTTTGTGCTCGTGATCGCGGGCTGTTCCACACCTCGCGGGCCGGCACCAGTCGAAGACCGCGGCACCATGACGCGCGTGCCAGGCGCGACCGTGCCCGGCGGCCCGCCCATCACCACCGACGCCAATGGCAAGCCGCTTGCCGGTATCGAGAACTATGGCAAGCCCGGCTACTACGCCGTGCGCCCCGGCGACACCATCCGCCGCATCGGCATCGAGACCGGCCAGCGTTGGCAGGACCTCGTCCGCTGGAACAACCTCGACAACCCGGACCTGATCGAAGTCGGCCAGGTGCTGCGCGTGATTCCGCCCGCCGGCTCGGGAACTGCCGTTGCGGCGGCTCCCGCGGCATCGGCGCCCGGCGCTTCTTCTCCCGACGGTGCCGTGACCAAGCC